AACTACGCCGCGGCCTACCTCTACGCGCTCAAAGATATCGCGAGCGAATCGCAGATCCATAACGCCACGGGCATACATGTTCGAAAGTTCACGGAGCACATCGTCAACGTCCAAGATATGGTCACAAAGAAAACCACCGAGACGTGCCCCGAGTTCGTCGGCCAGGTGGACGTCTACCTCGCAGAGATCGGAGGGGAAGCCTAAGACGAGGGAAGGCTTGGACTTCTGCACGCGTCGATGAAGGTGGTGCGCGACGAAGTTTGGGAGAAATGTCTCGAAGGCGCGACTGCGATGTATCGTTTACTCGTACCTAACGATAAGTGTTATAAACTGGCCGACGCCATGTGGAAATGTAAAGCGTCGTACAAACTCTTCCAGGATAAAAAGGATTCGCGACGCGTCATCCTACTCGATAAGACTCCAGAGGCACGTCGCACCGTTCGTAGAAAAAAATAAGTGGGTACTATAACATGTTAGACCAAGAGAACCTTAGGCCCGTAATAATATCTATGGCACTTTACATCACGATCGCGACACTCGTCCCAATCCTTTTCAAGAACCCCGTGGGGGTGAAGGTCGTCGACGACCTCACCCTCTCCGTGATACGCCAGAAGGAGATGTTGATGTCAGGGACGATCATCGTCGGCCTCATCACCCTCGGCACCAATTACATTCAGGACGAATTCATGTGAGACGTTCTCCGCCCCTACGAGCTGTTTCGTGTGCGCGTGGTCCATGTACCGTAGCCGCTTCGCGTACGCATCCCTCATGTACTCTAAAAGCTGATCGAAGTTCGGTTTACCCCATTCCATACCCTTTTGGAAGAGGAAATCGTCTTTCTCCAGCTTTTCGAGTTCACACTCGATCGTATACGGTGTCTTAATATATTCGGGCGCACCCCCGTACGACGCTACGATGACCGGTTTGTCCCGGATCGCCGCCTCGACCGCACCCATACCTACACCCTCCGAATGTGAAAAACTCACGTAACAATCCGACGTATCGTGGATCTCGTTCAGCTTGTCTTCAGGGAGAAGACCGTTGATGACCGTGACCCCCGGGATCTGGATATCCACGTCGGTCCTACACGTCGCCTTAACGACCAGGCGCGTGGTGGGTTCGTTCAGGCGTACGAACGCCCGTATGATTTCCCGAAAGTTTTTTCGAGGGTCCATGATGTTCCCGATATGGTAAAAGACGTAGGGTTTCTCGGGCGGCAGGGGGACGTGGGCGTGTATGACGTAAAATTCGGTGCTGGGAAACTGATTGGAGAGCACGCGTTTACAGAACGCGCTAGGAACGGCGATCCTCTCAAACTCTTTACACAGGAGACCGTAATCTTCGTGCACGGTTTCGGTCTCACACACGGTCATGCAGGCGAGGTTCTTGACGCGGGTCCTCATGTACTCCAGGTGTTCAATGTGCCAGGACACGGGGAGCATGAACACGAGACCATGGTCTGACGGGGGGAGCTTTTCACCGATCAGGTAATACCTCTTCCCGAAGAGTTTCGCGTATTTGTTCGCGTGTTGCCCTATCCCGGTGTTGAGCGGGGGTCCGACGATGAGCATTGACTTAAAAACAAATCTTGTTTTTAATATATACACGATGACGACCCTGCGCGAAGAAATTATCCAGGAAGCCGCCAACCCACGCGTCGATAAGAAACGCCTTTTCGATCTTCTCGTCAAGATTGTTGACCACACCCCAGCCGCCGGTGGTGGCGGTGTCGGTCCCCGTGGCGAGAAGGGTGAACGAGGCGAGAAGGGTGAGAAGGGTGACCGAGGCCCGGTCGGTCCCGCCGCCGCCGTCAAGTCTACCACCGCCAATACTCCCGCTAAGAAGACCACGAAGAAGAAGGTGGAGACTTCCGCTTAAGGAATAGGGATGTGTCATGAATAAGATGTTGACGATCACGTGTACTCAAATTCACTCACCCAGTGGCAGCGGGGGTGGTAAGAAGCGATGCCACAAACATAAATACAAGGTCGTTGAGACTGTCAGAATGGAACAAGTTCGCGCACAGATCTCCGAGTACAAGCGCGCGCAGAAGAAGATACAGATGCTCACCGCGTGGAGCCTCAGATCGACGCAATCGTCGCTGACTAATTTACAAGAAATACTCGAGACGCTCGAGGACCTGTACGGCGACGATGCCTTCGACGAAGAAGTTTAAACACTCGGCTTTCGGTTCACAGTCCATAGGAACGTACCCAACAACGCGATAAGGAGCGCGACGAACAAACCGAACGAATACTTTTTCGGTTTGTCGTCCTCTTCTTTCTTATCGGGGAGTTTAGCCACCTGTGAGTTGAGCGTATCAATCTTCTTGAGTAACTTCTCGAGCGCCTGTAGGATTTGGAGCTCTCGGTCCTTCGGTTTCTCCTTCACGTTGACCGTCGTGATTTCCAAAACCATGTACCACTTCACATCGCTTTTGAGAAGTGAGTAATCGCCGTCATCCTGAGACTCGTAGATTTTGAAGTTTAGCTTTTTAATCGATATCGGGTTGAACCAATTGGTTTGTCTGTGGAAGCTTTTCCACTGCTTATCGCGTAAAACGAAACCACCACTCCCCGAGAAGTGACGCTCCAGAGGTACCCTAGCGAAAACCTGCCCATGGCGTTCGTCAAGGAGCTGCGCGACTTTCGGGACTTCTGGGCATACGATGTCGACATATTTCGCGATGTCGTTACCCCCACTCGCGTCGTTCGAGCCTATCTGGGTGATGTAGAAATCCACCATTTTGATCCCGAGCACTCGGCCCATATCTTCCACGTGCGTGTTCGACTCGAGCGCCAGGTCCAGGGCGAACTCGCTGTTGGTCCCTTGAACGAAACTCGAATCGAGTATGATGTACTGAGTCTTTTTCGGTATATCGTCGAGTGAGACCATTCTAATTTAGTGTGATAAAAAAAGTATTTGCTAATAACAACGATGGAACTCAAGTACAGAATACTCATCGGAATCGTCGTCCTCGTGGTGATATCCGGTATCGTATCATCCTTCTCGGGTGGTGGGGGTGATGAACAGGAAAAGCTAGACACTGATCGTGGCAACGACTCCGCCGCCGCGGACGCCACCGCGGAGTCCACACCCACGTCATCCACATCATCCGCCTCGGATACTTCTTCACAGGAGGAGAATCGAGTCGCCGCGGTGGCCAAATTTAAGACCGAAGTCGTCGACCCGAGCAAAGACCCGGAAATTATCAAACTCACTTCGAACCTCTTGATGAAGAAATTCGACCTGAATGCAGACGGAAAAATTACGGCGGATGAAATTCCTGACGGTGATTTGAAGACCGAATTGATGGGGTACGACGTCGACGGAGACGGTATTCTTAACGTGGATGAATTTCAGGAGTATGTCAAAAATAGGAATTGATTTTTAATTTAAAATTTTTATCGAAACCATCCAGTGTGATTTTTCCTTCGTCCACGAGACGCTTAATCGTTTCCCCAACCTCGATGTTGTCCACGTACGCCTGCTTATGTTTTTCGTCGACACCAAGATTGGGCATCAACATGTTGAACGCTACCATCTTTTGAGGTACCGAGAGTTCTCGGTCCTGAAGAACGCGCAATATATCTTTCGGGATTTGTGAAATGTCCATACTACCTCTTACGTGACTTTTTTTCTTTAACCTTGTATCGGAAGAAAAAAAAACAAAGCCTAAGACGACCGAAATCTGGGGGATCGACAAGAAAACTCAAGATGTATCCCACACCAAGAAAGGGTGACTACAAGATCGCACGGTTCATGTCCATGACGGACAAGTTCTGCCCGCATCCGATCTTACGCGAGGACCATACCTACAAACACACGGACAGCGTGGAGATAATCATGTCCCTGTTCGAAGGCGTCGATATCGGGGAAGTGATATGCTCGAACAAAGGCGAGACTTACCTGATAATCAACGGCGGACACCGCGTTCGCGCGATCAAATTGTTCATGCGCGACGACCTGAAAGTTATCGCACCGAGGACGAATGATTTACGAAAGTACAGCGAACTGTGCGAACAGGACAAAAGGCAGTTCGACAACACCAAAATCTTCGTCACCGTCTACAGTGACCTGACCCCGATTCAGGAGGAGGTTATCTGCAAACGCGTGAACCACGCCTTCTCCATGTCTCACGGCGAATTCGTCCGAGTGACGCAGACCGCACCCATGTGCATGTTGGCCCAAACGCTCTCGGAGCAGTACAAGGACACCCTGTCGCACGTCAAGCACGTCGTCGGGGCCAAGGGCGACGCGCGCCTTTTGTCGTACAGCTGGACCCTTACCCTCCTTGCCAATTTCCACCACGGAAGGGTGCTCTACGGCAGAAAGCTGACCCCGATCAAGAACAAGGAGTTGTGCGAATCCCTGCGCAACATGCCCATCGAGAGCCAAGAACTTACCGCAAAGTTCGACAAGCTCATGCGGATCATCAACAAGAAGAAGACCAACCTGAAGTACCCCAGCTACGTACTCGCGACCGTGCAGGCTATCATGCTCAGCGTCCAAACCTACACCAGTGAAGAGGTGGCCGAGTTCCTGAACGATATGCTGGTCAAGTTCGGCCCCCTTCGCGTAAGGTGGGACACTTACGCTGAAACGAAAGGACTCGACCCCAACGTGCCCACCTCATGCTACGAGAGGGTTCAGATCTTCATCGACTGGCGCCTATCCAGTGACAGCGACAGCGACAGGGGCGGCGACGACAGACTCCCTCGTCTCGTGAGTCCCGAGGACTCCGACTCCGACTCCGACTCCGACTCCGACTCCGACACCCCTTTCCACGAGGGAGATTTCGTTTGGGTCGTGACCGAAGGTCCTTCCGACAAGTGCGAACTCGCCAGGGTCCTCGAATGCTTCCCCGACGGAACGGTCAGGGTCGAATGGTGGTACAGGGGTTGGAAGAGCAAGCCATGCGCGTCCATCCCCGACGAAGCTTGGAGCCTCGTCACCGAAGAAGATCTCGTCCTCGACAACGATAACGTCGATATCATCGACGCCGATTGTATCAAGCAACACGCGGACAGGTTCGTGCACGAGAAGGCCAGAAAGAAGTTCATGTGGACCCGCCCAGCACCCGGCAGGAAGCGTGTGTACAAGGTCATCGACACCATCCGCAAGAAAGACTCGATGTGGACGCCGAGCCCGGACCAACGCGCTTTCGCGAGGACGCAATTCGAAGATTCGGTCACCGCGGACGCCGTCATCGACAGCATGAAGTGCGACGACTACAAGGATTTCATCAAACAGCTGAACAGCTACCTGGCCTTCGCTGAGGCTCGCAAGCGCAAATACCTGGCCTTCCTTGAGGCTCGCAAGCGTAAACGCGAATAAAAGGCATAAAGATTGAGGGCATTACTATGATGAGAAAAAATGGAACGTACCATCGGAAGCACTACTATCTACGACTGGGTTCAGGACCCATACCTGGTCAACGAGATTGTATTCTCCATCTCCGAGATCGAGAAGTCCATGCTCTTGTCGAAGAAGTGCTGTTACGAAAAGGAGATGTCTGATATTATCGGATGGAAAGATGCCCGCGGTCGACACAGGGATGCCATAGCAGGGGACGGGACTGGGATTGAACTGAAGAAATCCGCCGGCAGCTTCATCTTCGATGGGGTTCGCTACGCGGAGATGTACATGACAAAGGAAGAAGACAGCGGCATTCACGTTCTCTTCAACTTCAATAAGAAAGGGGTGACCCGAGTGTTCATCGTCCCGAACTGGATGATGGTGCAACTCATAATCCCCCGACTCAATATCGCACAAATTGAATTATCACTGTTTAACACGCGCAAGGAAATGGATCAGGGTCTCAACTCACAGGCGACGATGACGCCGAACCGGATGATCCAGGCTCTCAACGCTATGTGAGCCTCCTGCACCACTTCGCCGAGAGTTCTGGGAAAGTATCCTCTAGAGTTTTGAAATATAAATCCAGATATTCCTTCTCCATTGTATCGTAGATTTTTATCGGGATACGTATTAAAAGGAGATGATACTGACAGACCAGATAATTCGGTACCTTTCTAAGGATATTATGTTACCGAAACGATGTCACGCGACGAAAAGGCAACTCGTGTCTGTAAAGGAGTGTTGCGACTGTAAAATTTTCTGTAAGAAACCGCCAAAGGGTTCGGTACCCGCCTACGCGTTTATCTTAAATCCTTATCCGCCGTATAATACGTCTTCCCCTTAGTGGCGAAACTGTGAACCCTAGCGTACCCCCACGCCTGTGGAGAGGCTCCCGGACGATGCCCGGTTCTCCACGCGGCGAGTCCCCTCTTGTACACGGTCTTCACAGTCTTCAGAGGAATGCCGGTAGCTTTACTAATTTCAGGGAGGGATTTGACTTTGGGCCCGTATCTCTTTCTGAACCTCTGGGTGTAGGAGGAAGTCTTCGTCTTTTGTCCCTTGTCCGTCTTGAATCGTCTATAATCCCTGCGAAGCATTTTCTTGTAGCGGGTCTCAACCTGTCCCAGGGTCTCAAGCCCCCTGAAGTATTTGAGCGGCGCGTAGATCTTCCCCTTGGTTTTACGCAATTGGCCAACCTTGCGAACGATCTGGGTATCGGTGAGGGGCATCCTTACTCTGTGCTCACATTTTTATCGTCACGGTGAAATACGACACCGCGAGAACGTAGGCGGCGAACAACATATCCGAAGGGGTCCAGGTGTACCCCCCATCCCAATCACCGAAGACGTACTTGGTACACAGGAAAACGATCGCGGGTATGATCAACTCCTTTTTGAAATTGGACCGGTTACGTACGTGATTCAGGAGGTACGAGAGCGTGACGATGAACAGGGTGGACTGGATCATCTCTTACTTCTTCTTGAGATATTTTACGGCAACCTCTATGCTGGGGTAGATCTGCTTCCCGAACCGAACGCGACCGGTTCGAGGGTTATAGTACCCTTCATGACCGCCGAAGGTTGCCCTGTGTACTTCGCCGATCATATATACAATCGATGAGAAAATTATCGGCGGTTGATATCCAAAATCAACACGACCCGTGTACCGAGCCCCTCCTTGACGAGTTCGTGGTACCTCGAGTGGTCGAACAAAAAGTCCTCACCCTCTTCGTGCGCGTGCGACCCTTTCTCCGTGTGAAGCACGCATGTCCCACCGCTCTTGATGGTGATGTGATACCTCAGGAGACGGTTCGATTCGGCGCGGTGCGGGTGGAGACGCATGGGTTTATCACTCACGGCGAACGCGGCAACCTCAGTGTTCACACAGGGGATCTGTTTCAGGAGGCTGTTGAGTAAAGGGAAATCCTTCACTCGGTAGAAGTAATAGTCCCAGTTCTCATCGAACCAAGGACTGACATCGTGGTAGTACCTCTTCTCCAGGGTCTGGTGGACAGCCTCGAACTCCGCCTTGATCTTGTCGAAATGGAGACGTACCAGCATCAGGCCGGGAAAGTTCGCCACCTTACACTGCGACCCCATGTGTACTAAATCTCTGAACGTGTTGGCGATCCCGATCAAGGGACGTTTCGGATTTTGAAAATACAATCTGTCGATGGGCAGTTTCATGTAATCGTACAGGACCATCAGGATAGGGAGCCACATTATTTTCTAAGTAGATAATAAAATGCCCGGTTACACCGAACCTCTGAACTCCGTCGAACCCAAGCCCACCCCTGAACAGAAGGATATCGCGTCCCGTTTCATGCCCGGCATCCCCAAGCTGACCATGATCCAGATGGTCATCGTCGCGATCATCGTCGTCTACGCTTGGACCGCGCGCAAGGTTAAGGGCGTGGTTGTCTCCGCCCTCGCGCTGACCATCGCGCTTCTCCACATGTACGATCACGTCTACCGCGTCAAGCGCGGTGCCGAACACCCGTTCTTCATGCCCGCTCTCGCCAAGAAGGAAGCCTACGGGTGCAAGTCTTGCATGTAAATTATTTTTTTAAAAGCGTATTATAAGTATGCGCGTCAAGATTCGTCGTAGCCCGAACCCTCGTAAGAAGTTTCGAGCGACGTTAGAGGACGGCAGGTTTGTTGACTTTGGTGCACGCGGATATTCCGATTACACCAAACACAAGAATCCTTCACGTAAAAAAGCGTACCTGCTCAGGCACGGTGCGAAAAAAGCGAGTCAAAAATGGGGAATCGGCGGGATCGATACCGCGGGGTTCTGGAGTCGATGGTACCTCTGGTCCGAACCGACGATCAAAGGTGCGGAGCGACGCATGTCTAAGAAATTCGGGATCGAATTTCGCTGATGATCTGCTCAGCGATTTCCTCGGGGGTTTGTTCGAGCATGTCTTTCAGGTTCTCACATGACTCATCGTTATCACGCATGGCGAGGTTGAAACTGTCGAAGGGTACACAGTTACCACCTACGTCCCTGCTGTCGGAGGAGCAATCCTTCATGACACCTTTCGCCTTGTACCTCGCAATCATATCCTCGGTGGGTTTGAGGTAGTCGTTCATGTACTCCGACCACAATTGCATACCACCCAAGGTTAGGATTTTACCACCGGGTTCGTAGTGTTTCTTGATCTCGGCTCTCATCTCCTCTTTACCCATGTTGAAATCGGTGTGCATTTTGCAAAATTCAGGACTCATCTCCTGGATTTTTTTGAAGCTCTGGATCAATTTGTTCTTGACACTCAGGTCTTCCGGGTCGGCGAGTTCCGCTTCGGTGGGAAGGTCCGCGCCTAGGAGTCGAAGTTCGTTCGCCATGTCGATGAATTTCCTCTGATCCTTGAGGTACATGGTCTTTTCGAAGTGGGGTGCGGTCCCTGGGATGACAGCCGCGAAGAAGGCGCCACCCGCGCTGGATGACATCATCATGGAACAACCGCACAGGAGAAGGATCGCGGCCATTATATTAGTAGTTGAATATTTTTTTATTGTCATAATGTATAGATAAAAAATGGTGAGCGCGATGGGTAAAAAAAGATCCGAGCGGAGGTACAGGCCAAGTACACCGAATCCTTCTCCGCCACCGAATCCATCAATACAACGGGCTAGTGAAAGATTAGGGCTCCCTTACCTGAGTCCGACGTCTCAAGGACTAGTCAAAAGAGGGCAGGCCCCTAAAGCGTTTAAGGGTGAACGCTATGAGGGGACTTATGAAAATTACATGGCTATGATGCAGAAAAGACTGAAAGCGGTGGAAAAAATTCAAGCAGTATGGAAAAATCCTCGGCTTCGGATAGGGCGATTGGAGAAAAAAGCATCGAACCTAGCTCAGCGACTACGTTTATTACAGGAAGAAGACAGGCTTCGGGGGGAACTGAACGCGATGAGCCCGAACAGCCCGAGTCCTCCCAGGGGCAGTATGAATCATAACAAGAAGATCAGGTTATTTAACAATAACCCTACATACAGAAATAAAATGTTGGAACTCCGAGCCCGAGCCAACCCGATTCGGAGTCCTCGCGAAGCACGCTATTATAATAAACTAAAACAGTTATATACTACGGGACGAGCCAAAAAGGTGGCCAACCAAAAAAAGGCGCGAGCGGAGAGGATTGAAAAGCGTCGCGGAAAGCGCAAGAGACCGCGTCAAGCGCAGAAGCCGCGGAAAAAGAAGAAGCCGACCCTTGCACAGTTCAATAAAAAGATGACATCCAAACTCCCGAAGATCCGAACGACTAACAGCCCGACCATTGCACAAATACAGAGGAACTTACTCGCCGCGACCGCGAAGAACGCGCGACGCGCCAGAATCGAGAAGCGCCGAGGGCTTGTTCAAATCAAAAAAAGGTATACACTCACGGATCTGATCACCGGGAAGATAAAAACCTTCACAAAAAAGGGATGGTACGACAGGGCGGTCGCTAAACAACAGATTCTCAGGACGCGAATTTGTGCCTAGATTTCATTAAACATTAATTTTAATCTTTTTTTCACGCGCGTCGTAGTAGACTTCAATGTCACATAAAAAATCTTCCTGATCCATGAGTTCCATGTGCCACTCTCTCTCAGCCTCCAGTTCCAAGCACTTTTTTTCATCTTCCCGGTTATTTTTTGGGTCACAACCCCTGAGATGTGCCCTATATAAATCCTGCTCGCATCTTCTATATAATACGATGTACGTCTGTGCTTCGGTAGGGTTTGACCACACCTCCGAACAATCGAATAATTTTTTTAAAATATCAGACATATTACGATACTTCTCTTCTCTGGGTAAAAACCCCTTGATATCATCCACATGCGCCATTAAATCAACGATTAATTCACGAAATTCCGTCATTGTGCGTGTAATAATGATCCATCGAAGTAAAAATCCACCATTAAATACCCAAATTTCAAATAAATGTGCCAGACTGGCACTAAAATAATATGAGATCCTTAAAGGTTTTTAGACTGGCAAAACCCGTATTTTCAGACTGTTTACACACTGCGCGGAGAGTTATTCCTAATCTATCTAAATGTATTAGAATCTCACAGAGATTGTCAAACTCTAGTACATCGATTGCGGTACGGAACGCTTGCGTATTTACCCTATAGGTTCCGTCATCAGCTTGTACTAGAAAATGGTCCTTAATAAACACCTCAATTTCATTTCGCGGGCAAATCCCGATTTGATTCGAGAGTTGCGATATCTGCATGGTTTCGTCGATCCCGGCGACCAGTTCCTTAATGAACTCTCGTTTAACACGCGGAAGCGACATATCTTATCATATCAGGAGAAATAATTTGTCACGGTATAATAACAAACCACCATGGAAGTATTCACCTTTCCGATGACATTGGTCACCACGCTCTCAGGATCCGTCTCTGCGGGGCTCCCGTTCGCGAACCTGCTCCCCAACAGCGACGCGCCCCTCAGCGACGAAGAATTCGGGGGGTACATAGTGACGGTTTTCTGCCTCATGATCTGCGTCTACATGATAACGAAAATGCCCTTCAAATCGCCCCCAATCCTGTTAGCGTGTTGCTGCATGGTATCATGTTGCAGTTCCAGCACGAGCCGCATAGTCAAGGACGTCCAGAGGCGCGTCTCAGAGACTCCGGCGGCGGAAGGTGAATAAAAATGTTTCCATATGATAAATGCGCGAACTCCGCGAGATTCACAAAAGGCTTGCAAATCTGACGAAACAGGTCACCGCGCAAAAGAAAGCAACGACGAAACTCAATAAGTTACTGAAATCCGTAAGCTTTCTGAGTACCAAAAGAAAACTCACCAAAATGACGAGGAGGCTGCGTCGCTAATTAATAGTAATTGAAATTATCCGTCCGGTACATATTCACCGTGAATGGGTCTGTTTTCCCAGTGACCGAAACAGCCTCATTTCCATATAATTCGCCACAGCCCACATCGTCCATACAATCTCGGTCATTATGATTTAATGGCACCGGGTACAGGTTATCCGTACCGGTGGTGGTGTAGAAATTAAAACGATCGCGCCGATTATTCACCTCTTTTCCATACAGCGGGAGCGTCTCTCCGGAATCACTGGTCAGAAGGCCCATCTGATGGAACATACCGGGCTTATACGGTCTGAGTGGTGGACCCCTGAATTCAGGTGCAGGCGGGCGCGCTGGCATTTCGCGCCGCCCCTGCGCGACGAATTGTGTCTGCGTCACAACCTTCGGGTTCGTCTTCGATAAAAGATACGCTACCGCGAATACAAGCGTAATCAGGAGGACTGACATGAGTTGAATCTTAGACTTGTTCTTCATATATTACAATACTGAGATTTTCTTTAGCCGGCCGATCGTAATTACTAATAGTAATCCGGCCAGGATCCACGGCACAATTCCTTGCAGTGATCGCACGCCGGACTCTAATATGAAGAATACATTTTCCGCCGTAGTCGCTCCTTTTTCAACCACGCCACTGATTGCCCCTACGAGCACGAACGGAGCGCGAACAATTTTTAAGAACGCATCTCGTATATGTCTTTTAGTCTGAATATATTGCATTATACCGTCGTGATCCGCAGTGAGAAGCGCTATTCGCTCTTCGTATGCGTAATAAATTTCCGTCAATCTGTAACAGTAACATAGGTACCATTCATATATTCGACTGAAAAAGCTAAAGATAGTCGTGATTATAACAACTGATAGTGTTCTGTACATAATCAGACATATCGCGCAATCCTTAAGCTTTGATTGATTGGGGGAGTCATCGCGATTATATTCATCCGTGGAGACAAACTTAAAGTAGAATGTACGATACCCTCCTGGTGCCCAGATCACGAATACGCCATCTAGACTGTGAGATTCCTTCTCCCTGCAAAAATGGTGAGCAGTTTTTGGTTTTATTACTACTTTTTTCGTGAGATATGTACGATCATTCGAGTGTATACCTCGTCTGCACCCTTTATTCCGGCGTTCTGATTGGGTACTATATTCCGGACCAATCAAGAAAATCGGCATAATCAAGCGACCAATCAAAATACGTTAGGAATCCTTCAATATTATTGGTCGGATCGGAGTACAGCGTGAGTACAGCTAGTCTTGATTTTCACCATATTTTTTTGATTTTGACCATTTTTTTAATTTTTTTAATTGCCAGTCTGGTACATTTCATAAATATGACCATTTGATGAAAATCCGAGGTACGATCACGTCACTTTTCAACGCGCGACGGCACGATTTCATGGCCAGAACCAAGCAGACGGCGCGCAAATCCACGGGTGGGAAAGCTCCCCGCAAGCTGCTCTCCACCAAGGCGGCCCGTAAGAATGCTCCGTGTACCGGCGTTGTTAAGCCACACCGCTACAGGCCCGGTACCGTCGCTCTCCGTGAGATCCGCAAGTATCAGAAGTCCACCGATCTGCTCATCCGCAAGATCCCCTTCCAGCGCCTCGTCCGCGAGATCGCCCAGGATTACAAAGAAGAACTCAGGTTCCAATCATCCGCCATTTTGGCGCTTCAAGAAGCCTCTGAGGCATACCTTACAGGTCTCTTCGAGGACACGAATTTGTGTGCCATTCATGCAGGGCGAGTGACCATATACCCGAAGGACATGCAACTCGCCCGTCGTATCCGCGGCGAGCGCGCTTAGTTAGAGTTTGCAGCACTTGTAACCAAAACGTATCCAATCTTTCGGCGCATCCAACCCCTCACTTATCTCCCAGTCAACCCGCGTCAGAACTTCGGTCGGGTGACACCTCACCCTTCCCAAACCCTTGACCGGATCGATTGTCGGGTTCAAATATTGTTTTAACTCTGTGGGGACGTGATGTGTTTCACCGCTTGTTTTGCTGAACTGTCCAGAATTTAACATGTGATGCAGCTCGCGAGGTCCGTTACCTTGACTCGCGATGAAAGGGGTCCACTCGGTGTATTTCATCTTCTTGCAAGGTCCTCGAGCGGGTTGCTTCAAACACTGATACTTAAAGTCCAATGTTCGCGGGTCCGGTTTGAAATCATTCGTCTGTGGACGGTCGGGGTATTGTGGACCGACGAATCGATAGTGCGTCGAAAAGAATCTACCCGCGTTTATTTGCGAGACTGACCTATCCCACTTTGGTTCCAGCATACTCATCGGGTAATTTTTACCAGCTCCTGCCCTCCCGAATTCCGTCTCGCCCACAGCTTCGAAATCACAATCCATCACCTTGGTCTGGTTTCCGTCGAGTTTCTTACCATCCATCACCCTGGTTTTATCGTCCGTGATGGGCGTCTTGAAATCCCCTCCGATCTGTGCGCGTTCGTCGCCGTCCCATTTCCAACCCTCTGAGCCCGTGAGACACTTGTAGAGCTGTTTGTAGTTATCGTGATACGACTTATACTGGTGACGGTAATTTAACTTAGTTCCGGTTTGTTCGTCCTTCTTTGCTTTGACGATGTTTCTATCGATGCTAAATTTTTCGCTTCGAATTTGGAAGCTGTTCAGTGCATCACTGCCACAATCAGCTTTGAGCGAGTCCTTGGCGAAAAGGTCCGTCCACGCGTTCCCCTTAAAGCGGTTCCACTGTATTTCGTCGTCGCTGATATTCTCGATTAATACCTGCGGATTGCCCGCAATAGTATAGCTATCCGGTCCTTTGTCGGGAAGGACGTCACTCCTGACGGCCCACGTCAGTGAACTCTCCGTCGGTCGCCTGCGGTAATACGCCCCGCTGGGGAATAGTGGGAGCGCCCCAAAACCGGGTGACCGTTCATTGCGCGTTTGAAAACTTCGGCTCCGCGGGTCCTGATACTGTGTGGCCTCTTCTTCCAGGTTTTTCTCCATCTCCGCCTGCCACCTCTCGTTCGCCTCGAGTTCAAGCTCCAGAGTCTTATCCTCACGCCCTGCGAAGTAGAGACCCCCGGCTGCCGTGCCCGTGACACAGAGAATCACGAAAAAAACGATCGCGATCGCGACGAGCGCCGAGCTCATGTTATTATGTGCGAACATTTTATTAAAAGGATCTGTGTTCTCTGGGTATAGCATAATTTAATGTGCCAGGTGGCCATATATTTCATTTATTACAGTCAGTTTAATATCTGAGTCGCATCATCGTAAGGGTGTAACACGATGCGTGCTTCAATCGAGGCGTGAACAAATTCCTGTGCCTTGATGCTCCCCGGCCATGGGAGCGTTTTTCCAAAGCGCGTCTTCATTTTTTCCGAAGATTGTGAAATCCATTGTACACATTTTTCAAGTTTCAGCTTGAGTGTCTTCTTTCTTTGTTCGAGTACTTTATCAGTTACCTTCTTACTCGTTGGTCTGTAGATCGTGTAATTCTTCTTTATGAAACCGGGTATATAACCCGCGATCTTCAAACCATCTTGTCGTTTCAAGTGTGATGCGTATTGCGAAACCTGCATGGCCATAGCTGCAGATTCCCCAGCGTCACGGACCACTATTTCAAACCCGTTGACTTTGCCATCGTATGGATTTTTGACTTCGATTTGGTGGGGTGTCGGGTTTTCGATAGCGCATATCATGCCACGGCTATCCCGCGTCTGAGGTGGCAATGTGTAATCCGGTGGGACTGCAACGAATCGCAATATGGGAGTGTAATCCGGGGAGTGTCCAAATTTCGACCGGTAAGATGAAAACACCAAAGTGAATGTTCTGTGTCCCAGTTCTTCCATGACGTCTTGATATTCGTGCTTGCACGTCTCGAGTAAGTCTTTCATCACCAAGTCAGTAGATACATGAGCACATATGTAGCAAGGCTTTTCATCGGCAACCTTTGAGTATATCGGGATCACAAGGCGGTTTTTGTTCTCATCCAGGGGTGCCCTTGTGCTAGCGCCCAAAATACGGAATTTTCGTCTGCCATCACTGTTTTCCACGCCTCGGGATACTTCGAAATACTCGTGCAGGGTAGGATCAATCTTTTCAGGGTATTTCACCAGAAATGCAACGGCACCACCGACGCATCTTTTGATGTATCTTTCAGCATCAAGCGCCTCCATATCATTTGAGATTTCGTTCCAGATCAATTCACACTTCTTTTCAGGAGTAGCGTCAATGTCACCATTTCTGCGATTCGCGGAGTACTGTTCATGAGATAATGCGTCGCCAAGGCCACCGGGTAGTGATGAAATGAGTTTTTCCCTGTCATGCTTCCATTTCTCTAGGAAGACATGTTCCAAAAGCAGGGCGAAGAGGGTACACACGGTATCTTTGCGTTTGAATGCTCTGGGAACACCTCCAATATGCTTCAGCTTCTTTAGATTGTACTTGACCGTTAGCTTCCTTCCTAAACGTGTAGCAACCGGTGTGGAGATGCAATGATGGTTCTCACCCATGTTGCGCACGAATCGGAGGGCCCTTAGCACGTCAGCTCGATCAAGGGTTTCGAACTTCGTGTAAGAGTATCCTTGAGCATTCATGAGCTGGTCTCTGATTCTGTCGGCTTCGCTTTCAAATTCCTCTTCCACGAGATCACTGTCAGAGTCTGAAAGATCCTGGGAGTCCGATTCGTCGCCTGAAAGATCGTCCGATTCGACATCCTCGGAGTCCGATTCCGATTCCGATTCCGATTCGTCGGACGGATCCCAGGGTTCTTCGTCGTCGCCGCCGGTTTCATCGGAATCGGACTCGACGTAATCCACCACAGGCCGTGATCTTTTAGACATGACCCATAAACCGGTTTTTCCACTGTATTAGAATTGATGGCAGGGGTAACAGAAACGGGGTGCGTCAGTCTCATTTCGTGCACGCGCGTGCACGCATTTGGGCCATTTTGGGTTTAACTCAAGAAATCCCATATAAAATTGAGGGTCTAAATTTGAACCGACCTGTGTCACAGATTTCTTTGCGCGGCGAAGACTGATTTTGGATCTGCGATTGACCGGGTTTTTAATATGGAAAAATGAAATAGCCATCTGGCACATTAAATTATAGCTATATAAACGATTTGATGGGGCCAAAATCAATCATTCCAACCCGCACCGGCACGAATCCGGACAGTCCGCGGAATTTCCATTAAATCAAGGAATTCAGGTGTAACCTGTGCTGGGGTCAATTTGATGACCCATAAGCAAAGTTTTTGTGATTTGTGTAAATATTACATATAAGGTGCTGATTTTGATCTGGAACGGTACCTATTCGGGGGTGCTGTGCTTACAATCCTCTCTATACTCAGGGACACTCGTCCTAATTTTGATTGATTGGACTTTTTACGGTCTATTAATTCAGAAAATCGATTCTGTTCGCGCATATCAAACCCCGTGAAATAAATAAACTGGGTATGGCAAGAACGAAGCAAGCTAATTTCAAATCACAGGTCATATCGAAGTTGCTAGAAAGACTTCCAGCTTTACATCCCTGGCCCAAGGACGCACACGACTGGTATACGAAACCATCAGGTTCGGAGGTCAAGGTCGGCATCTGGTATCGTTTAGAACACCTCAGTAGAACTAAATATGGACGCGCATGGAGGACGGAAATCGAAGACGCTCGCGACATCATTTTGGAGTATCTGGAGTGCAACTTTCCTGAGGAGCTTGATGATGACGGCCTCGGCGATTCCGACTCAGACGACGACGACGAGACCATGATCATCAAGAAAAAATACCTCATCCAAGAAGTGGGACGTAAATTCCCCGGCATTTTCGGTAACAGGGGTTTAGGCGACGCCGATCCCGTGAACCTTCTCGTGAATCGAATCATGAACGAGGGTCCGAATCGTCCGCTCAAGTGGATCTTCTCTGAGATCGAGCGTGCACTACCCGACGCACGAAAGGTGGCGGGTGCCATGTATACAACTGGCGAGATTAAGAACGAGAACGCAAGACTCGAGCAGGAAATCAAAAGGGTCGAGGAGGAGTGTAACTTTTGGCGCGCTCAGACTCTCAGACTTTCAAAAGAAGTCCGGGTTCGGGAATTTCGCGATTGGCCAGCCGTTGACGATGGCGGCTATGTACCAGAAATCCGATACGCTTTTGAAGAACTTCCACTTCCAATTCGCGATGGCCACGTTTAGGGAGTATAAATAATTTCATTGTTTATTAATAGAAATGTTACCGGTGGTTAACTATGCGCGCTTGGAGCGCCTCAAGCCCCCTCCAGTCACACCTGTCCCCATGAATCTCAATACCTTTTGCGTGGTGCTTATAATGCTGTGCATACTTTGTCTTTATAAAAGGTCGTCCACCGTCAGCGATAACCGCAGGCGGTACACCACGCTGGACGGTTACCTGGAGAGTCACTCGACATAATCCACAATTTTGTACTTGATGCAATCTTTTGGACTCCTGTTAAAAAACGCCGTTATACTAATTGCCCATACAATCATTAAAATAAACTTACAAGTAAATATCCTTCTTCATGAGCTTATTGAACCTCTTCTCGGGAATGGACGTCGAGGAGAGATACATCTTACGAAGCATCGCCATCAGCTTGTCGGTCGATTTGAGCTCGTGCTTAAGGTCTTGGTAGTTACCCCACATCCCGGTGGAGAGTTGATGGATCAGGACGTAGGCGTTCTTACCCATACGACGCTCCGAACCACCGAGGAGCATGAACGTCGCGGCGCTGCAACAGGATCCTTGTGCGATCGTGATGACCTTGACGCGCGAGGCTTCGAGTGTATTTTTCATGGTCATGCCGCTGAAGATACACCCCCCGTCGCTCATGATATGAACACGGACGGTCGGCTCAAAGCCAACAAGCTCAGCTTTCTTTTTTAGTAATTCGATCTCCAGTTTCTTAAACTCAGTAACGAACTGCAGAGCGTTTTCCCTATCTACGTCACCGTAGAAGAGAATCTCGTTTCCGGTGACCTTGACGCATTCATGTTGTTCATCTTCGGTCTCTTCTTTCTCGCTCATGTTGCTTCAGAGCTTTCTTCACTCTACTGACGTCCCTCGACCTTAAGCCATTTCCGACGGCGAGGTGATTAATCACGTCGAAATCTTGTGGTGAAATCCCATACTTAAGGAGGGGTTCCAGGTCACCTTTTTCGGCGTACTTTTTAAGGAGGCACAATTCCTCGACGCCCAGGCCTAGTCGGCTTTTTTTCTTGATCTCCTCGAATTTCTGTTTTCGCATTCGGTGGTTTCCGAGTTTCGTCCAACAACTCCCCGGCCGGATCTTGTCTCTGTCGAGCGGTTCACCGAGCGAATGTTTCGGGACGGTCAACGCGTGAAGCACGAAATAGGGCATCAGGTACCACGCACCCCTGGCGTAGATGTGCGTATCGTAGAAATCGGCGTCGGAGAAACTCGTCGCCGTGCGCAGGAGGTCAACACCCTTCGAGTTGACGTAATTCTCCTGGAAAATATCCCAAACGTGTCCGTGTTCGCTGATGGAATCGTGTATACAGAGAGGTCCAGTCTCGCAAAGGACGTCGGCGATGAACTCTTTCGGCGTCTTGAAATCGTCCATGGCATCGTACCCCTCCGCGTACGTGAGAAAAGACCGTATGTCGCCGCCGCAATTCGCCGCGGCGGCCTCGACTGTAGGGGTGACCTCATCGACCAGAGTAAACAACACCTCGGGCTTATGTCTCGGAATGAACACAGTCTCAAAATTAGGGTACATGCACATGTTCGTCGTCGTGATCACGAGCGATCCACGGGAAATGCGGTCGCCGTCAGATACCTTCTCCACTATGGGTTTGAACACGGGGTCGTAGTCGTCGATGTACACGTGTTTCGTAGACGGTCGTATGAAAGGGAGGAACAGGGATTTGGATTTCATGTGCTCGGTCTTGAGTTCCACCGAACTGAACCCCTCGAGCGCTTCTTTCAGGATGAAACTTTTCCCCACTCCGGTCGAGCCGCATATGAACACGTTCTTCCCGTCACGCAGGTGTTTACGCACCAACTCGATCTTTTTGCCGTGGATCGTGTAAACTTTCTCGACTTTTTTTTCGGCGATAATCGTAATGAAGGAATCCATCGACGTCGACGACCTTACTAATCAAGCTATAGATTTGGCGTTGGGAAACGACGCACTACGTAAACGGGTGGTAGAACCTTTAAGAAAGAAAATTCTACCATACGTGGCATGCACGGTCCTTACCAATGTGATCATGTTTGCACTGTTGTTTCACCTTGTTCGACGTCTAAATACGCTTCATCCTCCTCAATGACTTCCACCTCCTCTTCCTCTTCCTCTTCCTCCTCTTCGGATTCGGATTCGGGTTCGGGTTCAGGCTTTCCCCTACCGCCACTGAAGAACCGCTCGAACGGTGTATTCATAGCTAAAGATTCGATCACTGGAATGGCACGGACCCTCAAGATCTCGGGTTTTGTGAACGGCTTCTCGTTTTCGTGTGGGTAATCAGTCTCGAATTTGACCAATATATGTTTCGGAATCGCCGGCGATTGCTCGAGGAGAGAATCATACGTCGTCTTGCAGTCGTTCACGAACTGCAGTCCTTCCTTGTTGCGTTCCTCGCGGGGCAGGGCGAGTTGGAGTCGGATGTTCCTACTCAAGTTTCCGTGTCCGAGCGCGGATGTCCTGTGATTCTCCATCAATTCTTGAATTTTTAAAAATTGCATGATAGTCGCGATCAACCCTGCGATGAGGTTCAGACCGCCGATTATCGAAGGTGCCATAGGTTGGATGGCGACGGGTAAGGTGCTCTGGGCGAAGTTCGCCGTTCCGGTAATGGTGGACAGAACGATGACCGGTAAGTTGAAACGCAAACTCAATTTCTTAAACATGAGGAACGCTCGGTGATGCATGTAGCGATAACACGCACTCTGTTCCCCCCACTGGCGTAGGATGTTTTCGTGGTGGATGTTCCACGACGCAGCCATCGCCTTCGGATCGGGGGCATTATTTTCTTGGCTCATCTTATATAAGATGAACATTATTTTCATAATTCATGTCATCTTTCTCGGGTGGATTCTCGTCACACCGTTCCTCAACGACCGTCGGCAACTCGAGTTCTATTCGATGGTGATTCCCTTCATCTTCTACCATTGGTCCGTGAACGATGACACGTGTGCCCTGACACAGGCTGAGATGATGGTGACCGGAAAAAACAAGGACGAGACGTTTATGGGGCGTGTGGTAGGACCCATCTACAAAATGGAAGAGAATGATATTA